CGTACCGAAGCGCCGCGAGGCCATCCGCAATATCGGCCTGATCATCGTGGACGAGTGCCACCACGCCGCCGCCCGCACCTACATGGAAGTCCTCCAGCACTTCGGCGCCTGGGACGGCGTACCGACGGCCGGCTTCACCGCCACGATGACCCGCACAGACGGTGGCCTCGCCGAGGTCTGGCAGGACGTCGTCTTCCGCCTCGACATCCTCGACATGATCAGCGATGGCTACCTCTGCGACGTCCGCGGCAAGACCATCACCGTCGACACCCTCGACCTCAACAAGGTCAAGACCAGGGGCGGCGACCTCGTCGAGGGCCAGCTCGGCAAGGCACTGGAGGACTCGGGCGCCCTCGACGCGATCGCCAAGGCGTACGCCGACCACGCCAGCGACCGCCCGGGCGTCGTCTTCACGCCGACCGTGGCGACCGCCCAGGGCGCCGCCGCCGCGCTGCGGGCCGTCGGCATCAAGGCCGCCCCGGTCTGGGGCGACATGGGCCGCGACGAGCGCCGCGCGACCCTCGCCCAGTACGCGGCGGGCGACGTGCAGGTGCTCACCAACTGCATGGTGCTCACCGAGGGGTTCGACGCCCCGCACACCTCCTGCATCGTGGTCGCCCGCCCCACCAAGAGCGCCGGCCTATACGTGCAGATGGTCGGGCGCGGCCTGCGCCCGGCGCCGGGCAAGCGGGACGCCCTGCTGCTCGACGTCATGGGCGCCGCGAGCCGCCACAAGCTCGCCTCGATGGTCGACCTGACCGAGCGGGAGATCGGCGAGGCCGACGAGGGCAAGAGCCTGTGCCAGGTCGCCGAGGAACACGTGGCCTCCGAGAAGCGCCGCGCCCTGGCCGCGCAGGTCCATGCCGAGGAGATCAACCTCTTCGGCGGCTCGTCGATCTGCTGGCTGCGGACGCCGGCCGGGACCTGGTTCATCCGCGTCTCGAACTCGATGACCCTGTTCCTCGCCCGGGACCACGGGACGCGCCTGTACCGGATGCGCCGCTGGACAGCACAGGACGGCGTACAGCCGCCGGTGGAGGACGTCGCCCGCCCGCTCGGCGAGGCCCTGGCCTGGCTGGAGCAGCAGGCCCGCGTGCTGGCGCCCGGAGCGTTCGTCGACCGCCGGGCCCGCTGGCGAGCAGGCAAGCCGAGCCCGAAGCAGATGGGCCTGTGCCGCCGCCGGGGCATCGCAATCCCCCGGCAGGCCACGGCTGGCGAGGTCGCCGACCTGATCGACACCGACCACGTAGCCGCGGTCCTCGACTCCCTGCTCGTCGCCGCATGACGGTCCGGGCCTGTCGCTATCAGGCCCGGACCTCCACCCATCACACCACGGAGGAACTCATGACCAGTGACCAGCACCTTGCCCTGATGGCCCTCATGCGCGAGATCGAGAAGCCGTACGCCATCTACCAGCGCGCTGTTCGTAAGGCTGCCCAGACCGCGACTGACAGTCCCGAGAACGACGCCGTACAGGCCCGAGGAAACGCCGCGCTGCTCGTCATTGAACAGGCCGTACGGCGTTGGGTCGTTGAGCACCCGGCCGTCGAGGAGCAGCCGACCGCCACAGCGTGCGGAAAGTGCAAGCGGCCCTTCGACCCAGCTGACATGCGCTTCGACGGCCACGCCCAGTACCGAAAGACGCCGTACTGCCGTGGCTGCGTCGACCACTGCCGCGACACGGAGATCGCCGACCATCGCTGCGTCATCTGCGCCTGACCTCAAGTCGGCCGCCCCGCAGTCGAGTTGCGGGGCGGCCTCCCACCCATCACACCACGGAGGAACCCATGAACGACCAGCCCAGCATCAGCCAGCAGTTGGGGCACATCAGCGTCGAGGAGAGCACTGCGGCGTACGCCACGCCCCTCACTCCCGAGATCGTCTCGGCGATCCTGCGGGACCCCGACAGCCCGCTTTTCCCGTCCCGTATCGCCGTCTTCTGCGACGAGTGCGGCTTCACCGAGTCGGGCGAGTACATGGTTTCCGAGGAACAGAGCAAGGCCGAGCGGCTGGAGGTCGCCCGGGCGCACCTGCGCAAGCGAGGCTGGCAGTGCGACGAGGACGGCGACTTCTGCCGCGAGCATGCGGGCAGCCCCGTTGAGGAGACCCCGAAGGCTGCGGCCCCGCGCACCTTCACCCCCGACGCCGTCACCGTGGACGCTGACGGCGGCAAGCACACCACGATGAAGCTGAAGCGCTTCTGCAACGGCTGCGGGCAGTACGTCGGTGACGTCACCGACGCGGAAGTCTCCCGCGCGGTCGCCGGGCTGCCGCTGCTGGACGTGCGCGCCGAGTGCCCCCACTGCCGCCCGCTCGTCGAACTGGAAGCCGCGGGCTGCAAGACCTGGCACCTGACCCCGCGCAGCTACGAACTCATCGACTGGCAGCTCGACCGCGACGGCGTCTTCACCAAGGCCTTCACCGAGGTCGTCGACGGCAAGGTCACCACCGTCGGCCTCCGCGTCGGTCAGAAGCCCGGCCACGTCGTCACCCGCTTCGGCGACTGGCTGATCCGGCACCGCGACGGCACGTTCACCATCCACGCCGCGCCGGCCGCCGTTGAGACGGGCGAGTGACCGCCATGGCCCCCACCCGCTGCCCCGGCTGCCCCGACGGCATGAAGGGCCCCGGCAAGTACCTGTGCGTCACCTGCTGGTTCGCCCTGCCGGACACCACCTGCCGCGCGCTGAACCGGCGCGATCGCCGGGCAATGGCCCGGCTCCAGGAGCTGTACAGCCAGATCACCAACGGCGTGCCGCTCGGCGAGATCCACATCGCCCCGTGACCCCGGGCAGGCCGCCCCTACAGCTAATAGGGGCGGCCTCCCACCCATCACACCACGGAGGAACCCGTGCCCAACCCCCTACGCCTCGCCCGCGGCCTCGCCCTCGTGACGCTCACCCTCGCCGGATTCGCCTGCTACACGGCCTGGCACCACCAGTGGATCGCCTTCGCCCTGCTCGCCGACGGCGCCTTCGTCCTCGCCCTCGGCACGTCGCTGGAGTACCGCAACCAGCGCAGGATCCGCGCCGAAGCACAGCGGGCCGAGCGCATGACTCGGCCGCACCACCCAGAGCCCCCGCCCCTCGTCCCCTGCTGCCAACTGTGGGTGCACTCCCACGGCGGTGTGCACGACGGGAAGCGCTGCACTCGCCCGCTCGCCGCACGCACCCACCTCAGCGTCGCCGAGCAGGACGCGTTCGCGGTCATCACCAGCGCCTACTACGAGGGACAGGACAGCGCATGAGCAGACGTCGACACACCGCCGACAGCATCACGGACGACGACCTAGACGCCCTGTACCGCAACGCCAACACGGCCTGGCGTCGCGGCGACCGCTGGAAGGCGCGCGCCGTGGCTGCCGAGGCCGCCACCGAGCGCGCCCTCTCAGTGGCCGCTGAACTTGACTACGCAGCGACCGGCATCGGACTTGCCGAGCCCGCTCGCGAAGCCATGCGTCACGCCTCCCGCCGCATCCGCGCCGAGCTCAAGGAGGACGGCACACCGTGAACGTCTGCGGACTGTGCGAACAGCAGCTGGAGCACGGGTACCTGTGCCCCGGCTGCACCCTCGCCACCCTCAACCGACTCGACCGCATGCGACCGCTCTGGGAGCAGCTCGCCGAGTTCCTCGCCCCCGGCAACAACGGCCCCCAGGTCGGCCGGTCCCGAGCCGTCGAGGCGCCGCTGCCCGTCGTCGAGGACGTGCTGAGCCTGCGCGCCAACGGCGGCATGGTCGGCGTCTTGGAGGACTGGTACCGCGCGATGCGCCTCGACCGCGGGTGGGCCCGGCCGCTGCGTCGCCGGCCGAACGGAGACGGCGTCAGCGCCCGCGTCGAGGCCGCCGCTCAGGCGCTCGTCCTCAACCTGGAGTGGATCGCCGCCTACTGGCCGACGGCTGGCCAGTTCGCCCTGGAGATCCGGCAACTTGAGGCCGAGGTGCTGTCCATCGTCGACCCGCGCGACCCGTCCGAGGTGGGCCACCGGTTCGGGTACTGCGTCGCCCTCAACCAGGACGGTGGCCCGTGCGGCGCGGTGCTGCGCCTGTACCCGGGTGAAACCGCGCTGACGTGCCGCTGGTGCCGATGCGTCTACCAGCGGAAAGACTTCCTGAGGCTCGCGGATCTCCAGCCCGACACGGACACGGAACATGCCGAAACTGTTGCCTAGAACCCTAGGGTTCTAGTAGTGTGACCTGCGTGCCAACAACCAATTGGCGCGAAAGAGTTGATGCCGAGGACCAGCGACAGAAGCGACTACTCGGCTTGATCTCAGCGAGTGCCCAACGGCGAGCCGCAGCGCTCGAAGACGGCGTACGAGAGCTGGGAACCAAGACGGCAGTCGCAGCGGACCGCGGCATCAGCCCGAGCGCAGTCCGAAGAGCCATCCGCGAGCACGGGACCGGGACCCTACCCCCGCCCAGCTCCCCGACCACAACCGAATAGGCCCGGAAAGCGGGCAGCCCCGGAACGCGCGACCCTACCGCCCGTCCGGGGACCACCACTTGATCAAGAGGAGTACACCCTCATGACCCAGCGGAACCCTATCGCCCCCGGCCAGGGGGCCAATCCGCGCATTGCCGAACTGCACCGTCTCTGCAACGAGGACTACGCCAAGGGGAAGCAGCAGCGCGCCACCCCCAGGCTCGCCCCGTCGTACGCCGCGGCCTCCGTCGCCCTCGCCGTACCGGCCATCGAGCCGAGCGACCTGGACGTCGCCATTCGCGTCGGACAGAAGATGCTCGCCATGTACGGGGGCGTCGGCCACGGCGACATCTTCGCCTACGCCCAGGCCCACGGCGGCCTCACCGAAGCCCTTCGCATCCTGCTTCGCGCCCTCGGTGCGGAACCACAGGACAACGAGCCGCAGGCCGTGGACGCCCCGGACGCCCCTCGATGCCCCGCCGCTCACCCCGAGGACCCCACGCCTTGCAGCGGGCCGGCCGTCGTCACAGTCCTCGACGCCACGGACGCAGGCGCCGACGGCTGCGAGCACCACGGTGCCCGCCTGCTCGCCTCGCTCGACGGTGGCCGTGTCTACGCCCTGCCTGAGGCCCCGGCCGGATCCGCCGTCAGCGTCTTCAAGGCCGCAGACAAGATCCGGCCCTTCCCCTGGCACGAAGACGCCCCGCGCACCGAGCCGTCCCAGCTCAGCCGCGAGGAGAACCGCCAGGCAGGTGAAGGCCAGTGACCACCCGCAAACTCACCACCGGGCAGCAGGCTGTCCTCGGCATCGCCGCCGTCGTCATCACGGTCGTCGGCGGTGTCGGCGCCTGGGGCACCTACACCAACACGCTCGCCGCGTTCCACCGACAGGCGACCGCCGCCGGAGTCGTCGCCGCCGGCGAGGGCCTCACCCTGATCCTCGCCCTGATCATGCTCGGCAGAACGATGCTCGGACAGTCGTCCCCGGCAGTCGTGCGGGGCGGCATGTGGCTCACCCCGGTCTCAGCCAGCTGCATCGGCCTCACCATCGCCAGCAGCCCCCGCGAGGCCGCCGTGTACGCGGTCACCCCGCTCGCCATGTCCGGCGCCGCCGAAGGCCTGGGGTTCATCGCCCGCTCGGTCGTCGTCTACACCACCGGCCGTGACGCCGAGGCCGACCGGCGCAACGCCGTCACCGTCCAGCAACTCGCCTACCAGCAGGCCCTGTCGGCACGGCACCCCGACGAGAACAAGCGGAAGTCCGCGACGAAGAAGGCCTGGACGCTGATTGGCAGAGTCGGCATCGGCGACCAGCAGCTCGGCGAAGGCCTCGTCGACGTGTCCCGCGACAAGCTCACCGCAGGCGCCGGCCAGGCCATGGACGAAATGCTCGCCCTAGCTGCACCCGCTGCGCAGCCTGATGCGCCTGCCCCGCGCTCGGCGTCCGCGACCGAGGTCCTGCGCGACCGCTTCACCACCATGGACCCGGCCGACGCCATCCAGTTCGCCGCCGCCGCACGACCTGATGCGCCCCCCGCCGAACTCGCCACGATCCTCAGCACCTACGGCGTCCACATCGACCCCGTCGCAGTCGCCCTCATCCTCGGACAACGCCCCCCGGAGTACGAGGTGCACCGGGCTGATGCGGCTGATGCGCTCCAGGTCAGCGCCCTGCCCGCCGTGAATCTGCAAGGCGCGGTCGAGGAAGCCGCATCAGCTCTCGGCGCGAGCGCATCAGCACGCGACATCGCCAAGCACCTGGAGCAGAGACGGCGTCTGATCGTCGACCAGGCGTACATCCGCGGTGCCCTCTCGCGGGCCGCGAAGAAGCCCCAGCCCGACCCGAAGCCCGACCCGATGCGCGAGGGATACAACTGATGCGCTGGCTCATCCTCGGCGCCCTCCTCGGGCTCCTCATCGTCTGCCCGACCCTGCTCGCCATCGCCGCCGGGATCGTCGCTGCACTGCTGTCCAAGCCGGTCCTGGTGGCGTTCGGCCTCGGCGTCGCCGTCCGGGCCCGCCTGCCCCGCGTCCGGCGGTGGGCGGCATGACCGAGCCCACCGCACTGGACAAGGCGGAGGCCGCCGTCACCGAGGCTGCCGTGAACAGCGCGGCCGTGCAGGTAGCGCTCGCGGCCGTCGAACTCGCCAAGGTTGCCCAGGCGCAGCAGCAGACGCCGCCCTCGCAACCCGCCCCGGCCGCCTCGCAGTTCAGCACCGGCCGGTGGATCGCCATCGGCCTCGCCGGGTCGGTGTGTGCGATCTCCCTGGCCCTGTCCGCGATCGCCGTCGCGGTTGGCGCGATCGCCGTGACCTGCTGCCTGCTCGTCCTGCGCTCGATGTGGCGCGACTTCACCAAGAACCGCTGACCAGGGGGAATCCCGTGAACAAGACCACTCAAGAGCAGTACGTCCACCTCGCGTGGGACGCCACCGCCAAGGCCGAGCAGCTGGCCAGGGAAGCCGAGCGGTACGCCCGCGACGAGGACTTCCGGCACAAGGTCGAACCGCTCGCCGCCGCCGGCAGCCTGTGGGCCGACGTCGCGCAGTCCTACGCCGCCATCGCGGCCGTGCTCCCCGAGCCGCTGCCCGAACTCCCCACCACCGGAACGGAGTACTGACCATGCGTCGCTCGTACACGACCGGCGAGAAGCTGCGTCTGGGCTGGCTCGTCGCTAAGGCCGCCAAGCAGTCCATGGCCGGTGACCGCAACGTCGACACCATCGACGACCGCGTGAAGCGGGAGGCCGAGAAGATCGCCGACCGGGCCGCCGAACGCGGGAAGGCCGAGGCCTCAGCCCTGAAAACGCAGCTGGCGAAGGCCCGTGGTGACGCCGCGACCGCGAAGGTCACGATGCGCACCAGCAAGGGGCCGGACCGGGCCGCCGCCCGCCGGCAGATGCACGACCACGAGGCCGCCGCCCGCCGCCTCGAACGCGAACTGCGCAGGTACCAGTAGCGACGCCCCGGGGACGGCGTCAACCGGCAAGAAGACCGCCGTCCCCGGGCCCCGGACCGCCCAACCGAACGACCGGAGAGATCAGCATGACGGACACGATGGCCCCCGCCCAAGCGGAACCCACCGATGGGACGGCCCTGCCTGCGCCCATCCCGGTCGACAACCCGAAGTTGCCCGACCCCGGAGTCACCACCGAGAAGCGGCGCCCGATCATCGCCCCGTGGCTGCGCTCCCGCCGCGACCTCGCCGCCACCCTCGAACGCGCGGCAGGTCACGCCTGGTACGCAACCGCCTACCACGGCCTGCGCACCCCCGGGTACGCCGTCCAGCTCGGCATGATGGCCCCCCGCGGCACCGCCCGCCTGGTCGCGTCCACGAACCGATGGATCTGGGACCGGGAGGCCGCACCCCTGCGGGACTTCGCCGTCCGCCAGGAGGACGTCACCGAGTACATGACCCTGGCCCGCCTGCGCGCCGGACGTGTCCGCCTGCGCGGCTTCGTCACCGTCGTCGCCTGCGTGTTCGGCCTCGGCTTCGCCCTCTGGCTGTACGTCATGGCCCCCGCCTACCTGTACGTCTTCGCCGCTGGCGGAGTCCTCACCCTCGGCTACTTCGGCCAGCAGCCCGACGCACCCGTCATCGGTCCCGCCGTCATGCGCACCGAACTCCAGAAGCTCACCGGCTCCATCGTGCTCCGCGCCCTCGACTCCATCGGCAACGCCAAGATCAGCGCGGCCGTGAAGAAGGGCGGCGACATGAACGGCATGCGCTTCACCTCGGAGATCACCCGCGACGGCCCCGGCTACCGCGCCGACCTCGACCTCCCCTACGGCGTCGTCCCCGAAGACGTCATGGAAGAACGCCAGGCCCTCGCCTCCGGCCTGCGCCGCAAACTCGGCTGCGTCTGGCCCTCCGGCGACCCCACCGAACACGAAGGCCGCCTCATCCTCTGGGTCGGCGACAAGCCCATGAACGAGACCACCAAACCCCCCTGGCCCCTCCTCAAGGAGGGCGAGGTCGACCTGTTCAAGCCCGTCGTCTTCGGCAACGACCAGCGCATGCGCGACATCGTCGTCTGCCTCATGTTCGTGTCCGTCGTCATCGGCTCCGTGCCCCGCATGGGCAAGACGTTCCTGCTCCGCCTCCTCCTCCTTATCGCCTCCCTCGACCCACGCGCCTGGATCCTCGGCTTCGACTTCAAGGGCACCGGCGACCTCGGACCCCTCGAACCCGTCAGCCACCGCTACCGCTCCGGCGAGGAAGACGACGACCTCCTCTACGTCCTGCACGCCATGCGGGAGGTCAAGGAAGAGCTGCGCCGCCGCGCCAAGGTGATCCGCTCCCTGCCCAAGACCCGCTGCCCCGAATCGAAGGTCACCCCGGCCCTGGCCAGCGACAAGAGCCTCGGACTGCACCCCATCGTCATCGGCTTCGACGAGTGCCAAGTCCCCTTCGAACACGAGAAGTACGGCGCCGAGCTGGAGTCCATCTGCACCGACATCGCCAAGCGCGGCCCCGCCCTCGGCATCATCGGCATCTTCGCCACCCAACGCCCCGACGCGAAGTCCCTGCCCCCGGGCATCAGCGCCAACGCCATCCTGCGGTTCTGCCTCAAGGTCATGAGCCACACCGCCAACGACATGGTGCTCGGCACCGGCGCCTACAAGGCCGGCATCCGCGCCACCATGTTCAGCCGCTCCGACCGCGGCATCTGCTGGATGTCCGGCGAGGGCGACGACCCCGTCATCGCAGCGTCCGCGTTCGTCGACGGCCCGGCCGCCGAACTCGTCGTCGCCCGCGCCCGCCAGCTGCGCGAGGCCTACGGCAACATCACCGGCCACGCCCTCGGCGAAGGCCCCGCCGAGTCGGCCGGCATGGACGTCCTCGGCGACATCCTCAAGGTCGTCGGCGCCGACGAGGAACAGGTGTGGAACGAGCGGATCGCCGCCCGCCTCGCCGAGCTGCGGCCCGACGTCTACGGCGGCTGGAAGGCCGAAAACATCACGGCCGCGGTCAAGCCCTGGGGGATCAAAGCAGACCAGGTGTGGGGCACCACCGACGACGGCGAAGGCAAGAACCGACGCGGCATCAAACGCGCCGACGTAGCCACCGCGATCACCCGCCGCGACGCCGACAGGGCCGCCGCCTAGCCCCACAGGCCCCACTAGACCTAGCAGGCCACCCTGCTAGGTCTAGCACCTCCGCTAGCACCAAAAAGCGCCCCTGACCTGCCACCTAGCGCCTAGCAGCAGAGGCGCCGGGAAACGGGAAACACCCACGATCCGAAGGAGACAGACACCCATGCTGCTCGCTATGGCCGCGCTCCTGCTCGCCCTCGTCGGCTACGCCGTCCTGTGCACCGCCAAGCCGTTCGCCCGCTGCCGCCGATGCCAGGCCACCGGCGAGACCACACGCTTCGGGAAGCCCCGAACCTGCCCACGCTGCCGAGGCCACAAGCACCGCCTCCGCATCGGCCGCCGCGCCCACAACACCTGGCGCCGCACCCACGAAGCCGGTACCCGCTGAGCGTCCCTGCGAGAGGATGACCCCATGAGCGACAACCACGAAGTGTCCTGGGAGCGCGAGGCGATCGAACTCCCCTCCTCCAACTCGTTCAGGAACATCGAGCCGTCCGGCACCACGAACCTCACCTGTACGTGCGGCTGGACCAAGCAGGTTCCGAACTCCGAAACCCAGCAGGCCAGCGAGGACCACCAGTCGAATCCTGACGCCTGACAAGCGAGAACGCGTAGACGCTGAAGCATCATGGGGCCATGGAGTCGCAGATCATCCGCCCCGGCTACCTCACCGCCCAACAGACGCAAGAGGCCCTCGGCATCAGCGCGGGCGCCCTCCGCAACCTCGTCTACAGGAAGCGGCTGAAGCGCGATGGCGGCACTGCCCGGCACCCGTACTACGCTGTCGCCGCGGTCGCCGCCATCGCGGCGAAACGCCAAGCACGCGCAGTCGCTTGACCGCAGGTCAGACACTGTGTGACGATCCGCGTGTACAACTGTGCCCTCAACCGGCACCACAAGACGCACACGAAGCCCCTCGGTGACCTGAACCCGAGGGGCTTCGTCGTGCCCGGCGACGGCGCGGAGACCAGGTAGCAACTGGGGGCTCGGGATAGGGCAACCCGGCCGCGTCGTCGCCGCCCAACCCGCGGAGCCGCCATGCTCGCCACCCCCAACCCCGCCGCCGACGCAGCCCACCAACTCGCCCGCGATGGTCGCCACGTCCACCTCGTCTCCGAGGGGCACAGCACCTGTCTCAAGGGGACATGCGACCCAGCGCCCGTTCCGCTCCCTGAGACCGTGCGGGAGCGAGCACGTCTGATCCGCCTCAGCCTCGACCTCGGCATCCGCCGCCTCTGATCAACCCCGAGGCCTACGCCACGGCCGACCCTCGCCGCCGGGCTGCATAGTCACCTCAGGCTCCGGGCCCGTCCGGCGTCGGCCGGCGGTCGCTCCCACCGCGCCGAGCATCAGGACACCGCCGACCGCCATCCACGCCACCGTGAAGTCCCGGGCCACCCCAACCATGAGCAGGGCCAAGCCCACCACGAACACACCGAGCGCTCCGCTCGTCTTCATCCGCACCACCCCCAAGGCCCGACACCGTAGCGGAGGTGCCATGCCCAAGTCCCAGCGCTGGCGTGTCTGTTCCACACCCCGCTGCCCCGAGTACACCCAGCACGGCAAGTGCGACGAGCACCGGCGCGCGGCAGAGCAGCAGCGAGGCAGCGCACGCCAGCGCGGCTACGACGCCGAGCACGAGCGCCGCTTCCGACGCCCCGTCCTTCAGCGCGACCCCACGTGCGTGTGCGAGGAGCAGGGCCACGGACACGGCACCCCGTGCGGACAGGCATCCCGGCATGCCGACCACTACCCCCAGGACCGCCGTGCCCTAGTCGCCGCTGGCCTCGACCCCAACGATCCGCAGTACGGACGCGGCCTGTGCCCTCCATGCCACAGCAGCCACACCGCGGCCGAGCAACCCGGAGGATGGCACCGATGACCACGCACCACGTGGAGATCCGCACCGACGGCATGTCCGGTCAGGTCCTCATCGACGGCCACGACATCGCGAAGAGCGTCACCGGCCTGAAGTTCACGACAGGCATCGACCAGGGCGTGCCCATGCTGTCCCTCGACCTGATGCTCATCGACGTCACGACGTTGTGCGACGCGGAGGCACAGGTCGTGCTGGGTTACGGCGTAGCCGAGGCGCTCAAGGTGCTCGGCTGGACACCACCGAAGGACAGCGAGGGGTGAGCGACGAGACGAGGTCGATCGGCGATGTCCTCGACGCCCTCGGCATCGAGGCCACCTTCGACGAGGCCAAGGGAGAGCTGGCCGCCGGCGCGATCGTCCTGCTCAAGGTCATCGACGAGGACGGCGACGTGCGGCTGAGCATGGCCTACTCCGACGGCCTGTCCTGGGTCGAGCGGGCGGGAATGATCCACATCGCCGAGTTGATGGAGGCCAGGTCGGACGGCCTGACCGGTGATAACTCTCCGTAACCACACCCCGGGGGGTGACCCCCAAACCATGATCCAATCAGGACCGCCGGGGAGGGAGCTGTCTGTCTGTACGGGTCTGGGAGGCCCGCAGTCGCAGCCCCAGCAGCACGCACAGTAACCAGGTCCGGCCGCAACGGCCGGACCCCTTCAGAGGTGCCGCAACGGCACCGTGGGGGTGATCGGCATGGCCGGAATGGGCCCTGCTCCGAAGCCCAACGCGAGGCGGCGCAACGCCACCGTCGCGATGGTCGAACTGCCCGCCGCCGGCCGCGAGGGACCACCTCCGGCCTGGCCACTCCTCGCCGACATCGTGCTGCAAACACAGCGGGATTCGGCCCAACGAGCCGCCGACGAACTGGAATTGGCACTGGCGGAGCCCGATCTGATCGGCCGTCGCCGTACCGCCGCGCAGCGCAAGGCTGACGCGGCCCGGGAAGCAGCGGCGATCCTCACGGCGCAGCTCGCCGCCCAGGAACGGGTGGAAGCCGAGCTGTGGGCGCAGCTGTGGACGCTCCCTCAGGCAGTCGAGTGGGAGCGCGCGGGCTGGACTCGCGAGATCGCGCAGTACGTCCGCTGGAAGGGCCGCGCGGAACAGGGCGACCTGGACGCGTCGAAGGAAGCGCGTCAACTGGCCGACCGCCTGGGGCTGTCTCCTCTGGCGATGCTGCGGCTGCGCTGGAAGGTCACGGCCGACGACGAGGACCGCGCCGCGCGGCCCCGACGCCGGGCCGTGGCCGGAGGACGCCGGCCGGACGATCCGCGGGCCACCCTGCACGTGGTGGAGTAGACCGTGGGCGTCCTGATGGTCCCAGCCCCGGACACGGAGCCGTGGCCGACGCTGGGACCGCAGGTGTGCGACCTGGTCGAGGAACGGGCCGTGCACGGACCGGGCGCCCTGCGCGGACGCCCCTACGTCCTCGATCCGGAGAAACGCGCGCTCATCTACCGCTGGTACGAGGTGTACCCGCAGGGCCATCCCCGAGCGGGGAAGCGGCGCTTCAAACGGGTCGGCCTGAGCGTCCGCAAGGGCACGGCCAAGACGGAGCTCGCCGCCGCGGTGGCGTTCGCCGAGCTGCACCCGGATGGCCCGGTGCGCTGCGACGGGTTCGACGCGAACGGCGATCCCGTGGGCGTGCCGGTCTCCGACCCGTACATCCCGATGGTGGCGTACACCGAGGAGCAGACGGAGGAACTGGCCTACGCCGCCCTGTACGTGATGATCGTGGAAGGGCCGGACGGCGACCTGTTCGATCCCGGCCTAGACCGCATCATGCGGTGGGGCGGCTCCGGCAAGGCCGTGCCGCTCGCGTCCTCCCCGGACAGCAGGGACGGCGCGCGCACGACGTTCCAGCACTTCGACGAGACCCACCGCTTCACGCTGCCGCGGCACAAGGAAGCGCACCAGACGATGCTGGCGAACATCCCGAAGATCATGCTGTTCGATCCGTGGTCGCTGGAGACCACGACCACGTACACACCCGGCGAGGACAGTGTGGCGCAGGGCACGCACGAGTTCGCCGAGCTGATCGTGGCGGGCAAATCGAAGGACCGGACGCTGTTCTTCTTCCACCGCGAGGCAGCCCCCCGCGTGGACGAGGACCTCTCGGACGAGCCGCAGATCCGTGCAGCGGTCCGAGAAGCGTCCGGCCCGTCCATCGCGGCCTGGCCCGACTTCGAGGGCCAGGTCGACGCGATCGTCGCCCTGTACAACGCCCCGGACACCGACCGGGCGTACTGGGAGCGCGTGTGGCTCAACCGGCGGGTGCAGGCGGGCCGTCAGGCGTTCTCGGTCGAGCGGTGGACGGAACTGGCCCGGCCTGACCTGCCGTTGCCGCCCAAGGGCGACCGGATCACAATCGGCTTCGATGGCGCCCAGTTCCGGGACGCCACCGCGCTGGTCGCAACACACCTCGCGACCGGCTTCCAGTGGCCGCTGGGCATCTGGGAGTGCCCGCCCGGAGCCAACGACCCCGGCGGCCCGGGCTGGAAGTGCCCCGAGGACGAGGTCGACGCCGTCCTGGTGAACGCGTTCGCCACGTGGGACGTCGTCCGCCTGTACGCAGACCCTCCGTACTGGGAGGGAATGATCAGCCTCTGGAAAGGCCGCTGGGGTGACAAGCGGGTCACCGAGTGGTGGACGAACCGGCTGAAGGCCATGGCGTACTCGCTGAAGGCATACAAGGGCGCCATGCAGTCCGGCGCCCTTACCCACTCCGGCGATGCAGTGCTTGCCCGGCACGTAGGCAACGCCCGCCGGAAGATCCTCAAGATGCTGGACGAGCAGGGCCAGCCGCTGTGGGTCATCGAGAAAGAGCGTCACCAGAGCCCGCTGTCCATGGACGGCGCGATGGCCGGGTGCCTGTCCTGGGAGGCGTACCTGGACGCCATCGCCGCGGGCCAGAACAAGCCGAAGAAGAAGGCCTCCATGGTCGTGATGTGAGAGGAGCGACCGGTGGACCTGAACCTGAGCGAAGAGGACTGGGCAACCTACCTCTCACGCAGCCACGACTTCGAGCTGCAGGAACTCCAGGAGTACAACGCGTACTACGAGGGCACACAGCCGCTCTCCTACATGCACCCGGAACTGCTGAAGGAGATCGGCGAGCAGATCCGCCAAGTCGTCATCAACTGGCCGCAGTTGGTCATTGACGCGATCGAAGAGCGGCTCGACGTCGAGGGCTTCCGGTACCCGGACACGGACTCTGCCAGTGACGAGCTGTGGCGGATCTGGCAGGCCAACGGCATGGACGAGAAGAGCCAGCAGGCCCACACCGACGCGCTCGTCATGAAACGGTCCTTCCTCGTCGTCGGGTCGAACCCGAAGGATCCCACCACCCCGCTGGTGACGGCAGAGTCACCGCTCCAGATGTACGCCGACTTCGACCCGGCGACCCGCGAGATCCGAGCCGCCCTGAAGCGGTACAACGAGATCGACCCCCTCACCTCGGCCGTACGCGACCGGTACGCCACCCTGTACCGGCCCAACGCCACGGTGCATTTCAAGTCCGGCGGACCCGGCACCTGGACGGTCATCGACCGCGACGACCACGGGGTTGGTGAACCGCTCGTCGCGGTGCTGGCCAACCGCGCTCGACTCTTGGTCCCTGGTGGCCAGTCAGGGCTGAAGGCAGTTCTGCCGGTCTCGGACGCGGCCTGCAAGATGGCCACCGACCTGATGGTGGGCGCTGAGTTCCACGCCCTCCCCCGTCGGGCCGCTTTCGGCTTCGACGAGGAAGACTTCGTCGACGTCAACGGCAAGCAACTGTCGGTGTGGTCGCGGCTGGCGGGCCGCATCTGGTCGACGTCGAAGACCCGCAAGGAAGACGGCGCCGACGTCGTCCAGTTCCCGGCCGCCGACCTGGCCAACTTCACCGGGACGATCGAGTTCCTCGCCCGGATGGTCGCCGCGCTCGCCGCCCTGCCGCCGAACTATCTGGGCCTCAGCGCAGACGATGCCGCCTCGGCCGACGCGATCCGCTCGCGCGAGACCCGGCTGGTCAAGCGGTGCGAGCGCACACAGAAGCCCTTCGAGGCCGGTCACGAACGGATGAACCGTCTGGTCATGCGGATCATCGAAGGCGACTGGGACCCTCGCCTGCTGCGCCTGGAAACGCTGTGGCGGGACCCGGCCACGCCGACGTTCGCACAGAAGGCGGACGCCACGGTGAAGCTGGTGCAGGCCGACATCATCCCGGTCGAGCAGGGCCGCGAGGACCTCGGCTACACCGCCGTACAACTGGCCCGGATGCGGGAGATGGACGAGCGCGCCCTGGACCGGGCCATGGGCGGCGACTTCGCCGCCGGGTACGGGCCGAAGCCTCCGGTCGAGCCGCCCGCGCCGGCTGACCCGACGATCGCGCCGGCTGACCCGGTGCCCGTGGGGTAAGCCGTGACCGACACGCTGGTGCGCTCGATCGCGCTCGCGCAGTACCGGCGCCAGCAGCTCGTCGTGCGCCGCGCCGTCAACCGCGTACAGACACTGTGGGGGCAGATCGACCGGGGCGACATTAGCGGGTCCTGGAGCCAGCTCTCACCGCTGCTGGTGGGCGCCGTCACCGACGCGCAGACGCAGTCGGCCCGGCTCGCGGACCCGTACCTTGACGACGTCCTGGCCGCCGAGGACGCCGACCCGGCTGCCGACGGCCATGTCGTCCCGGGCTCGCTCGCGGGCATTGCCTCGGACGGCCGCCCGCTCCTCTCTCTGCTGTACCAGCCGGTCATCGACTGGAAAGTGCGGATGCTGGCCGGGCAGTCCATGGAGGACGCGTTCCGCGGATCCCTGGCGAGCGCGTTGCGGATCACCTCGACTCAGGTCGCCGATGCCGGACGCGGTGCGACCAGCGTGGCCATGGCCGGGCGCCGCACCATTCAGGGCTATGTCCGTGTGGTGCAGCCGCCCGCCTGCTCCCGGTGCGTGATCCTCGCGGGCACCGAGTACGGCTGGAACAAAGGGTTCCAGAGACACCCGCGGTGTGACTGCATCCACCTGCCGACCACGCTGATCGCCCGTCACCAGCATGGGCGGCTCGGATCGGACCGGTTCTCGCCGACCACCCGGCCCGGCAGCGGATCGCCCGGGTTCATCGACCCGCGCGCCTACTTCACCAGCCTGTCCAGGGCGGAGCAGGACCGCGCCTTCGGCGAGGCCGGCGCCCGCGCGATCCGCGAGGGCGCCGACATGGCGCAGGTCGTCAACGCCCGCCGCGGCATGACGACGATGACCGCCTACGGGCGCCGCGTGCAGGCCACGACAGAGGGCACAACCCGGCGCGGCGCCTTCTACCGGCAGGAGCGGGCACGCGCGGTCGCGGCCGGGCAGACGACGGCCGCGAACTTCCGCCTGCTGACGCCCCGCCTGATGCCCGAAGAGATCTTCCGGCTCACCCAGAGCCGGGACGAGGCGCTCGCCATGCTGCGGCGCTTCGGCTACCTGACCTGACCCCGGCGCAACGCCGACGGTCACACCCTCCTGCAACGGGAGTAGCAATGAGCACACCTCCGGCCCCGACCACCCCACCGGCCCCGGCTCCGGGCAATCCGCAGCCGCCTGCCGGTCCGCCCGCACCGCCGGCGCCTCCGGCCCCCGTCCCGCAACCGCCGGCGCCCGGGCCTGCCCCGGTGCCACCTGTGGGCGGTCCGCCGTCGGACGATCCGGCCCTGGGGCCGGAGGGAGAAAAGGCGCTCGCCCTGTGGAAGCAGCGGGCCAAGGACGCCGAGAAGCTGGCCGCGGATCACGCAGCCAAGGTCAAGGAGTTCGAGGACCGCGACAAGACCGATGTGGAGAAGCAGGCGGACGCCCTGAAGGCCGCCACCGAGCGCGCCGATCAGGCCACCCGGCTCGCAGTCAGCTCCCAGGTCGAGGCCCTCGCCGCAGGCCGCTTCCAGGACCCGCAGGACGCGGTGACCGCCCTCCAGAGCGGCAACTTCGTCACGGCGGACGGCACGGTCGACCGGGCTGCCATCACGACCGCCCTCGACAACCTGATCGCCCAGAAGCCGCACTGGGCGGCGAACGGCGCCCGCACACCGCTCCCGGACCCCTCCCAGGGGCCGCGGCCGGGCGGCAACCCGGGCGCAGGCACCGTCGACCAGCAGATCGCCGAAGCCACGGCGGCCAAGGACTGGCGCAAGGTCCTGTCCCTGCAAAACAGCAAGCTCGCCAACGTCAAGAACTGACCATCCGGGCAGGCGCACGCCGTGCCCCGCACCGTAGGAGGCCCCCATGGCTGGGAGCATCACCGCCCTGGGCACGACGTACAACCTGCCCAACTACACCGGCATCCTGCATCAGCTGACGCCGGACGACACCCCGTTCTTCTCCGCGATCGGCGGCCTGACCGGCGGCGGCCAGAGCACCGCGAAAGAGTTCGAATGGCAGACCTTCGACCTTCGCGGCGCGGGCCAGAACACCGCCCTTGAGGGCCAGGACGCGCCCAACGACCAGGAGCGGGTGCGCGGGTCGGTCGACAACATCTGCCAGATCCACCACGAGACTGTCGGCGTCTCCTACTCCAAGCTCGCTGCGGTCGGCGCGCACTCCGGCCTGAACATCGAGGCCACCAACCCGGTCCGCAACGAACTGGACTGGCAGGTCGAGCAGATGCTGAAGCAGATGAACCGGGACGTGGAGTACTCGTTCATCAACGGCATCTACCAGAAGCCGACCGACAACACGACGGCCCGCCGCACCCGGGGCATGCTCCAGGCCATCGCCACCAACGTCGCGAGCGCCGGCGCCGCGCTCGGCTCGGCGGCGGGTGCCATCAGCACGGACGCATTCACCCTGAGCGCCCACGGCCTCATCCTCAACGACCAGGTCACCCTGGACACCATCGTCAACCTGACCGGCGTCAGCGCGGACACCCCGTACTACGTCGTCACCCCGACCACCAACACCTTCAAGCTGGCGGCGACCAAGGGCGGCGCGGCGATCGACCTGGCAGGCGCCGACGGCACCGCCAACGTCACCAAGCTGGCCGCCGTCACCAAGGCGGTCATCGACGGCATCCTCCAGACCGTCTTCGACAACGGCGGGATCATGGAGTCGGAGACCGCGACGCTGGTCGTCGGCTCGACCTCGAAGCGGGGCGTCACCGACGCCTACGCCAACGCCTACGGCAAGTACCAGGAGACCAGCCGCAGCGTCGGAGGGGTCAACCTCCAGACGATCCAGACCGACTTCGGCGTGCTGAACATCATGCTCGACCGGCACATGCCCCGGCACAAGATCATGGTCGCGTCGCTCGAAGAGTGCATGCCGGTCTACCTGGAGACCCCCGGCAAGGGCCACTTCTTCGCCGAGCCGCTCGCCAAGACCGGCGCCAAGGAGCGCACGCAGCTCTACGGCGAGGTCGGCCTGAAGTACGGCAACGAGCGCAAGCACGGCCTGGTGACCGGCCTGGTCGCCAGCCTGTAAGGAGGGGAGAAGGCGGTGGCACTGGCAACTCTGGAGGACGTGGCGAACCGGCTCGGTCGCGACCTGACCGCCGAGGAGGAGCGCCGGGCCACCGCGAACCTGGAGGACGCGACCGCCCTGATCCTCGACCGGTTCCCGCAGTACGAGACGGCACCCACCGCCGTCTCCAAGAAGGTGTGCTGCGCGATGGTGCTGCGCGTGCTGACCAACCCGGACGGCAAGCGGCAGGAATCCATCGACGACTACTCGTACACCGTCGACTCATCCCGCTCGCGCGGCGAGGTGTACCTGTCCGACGACGAGATGGACGAGCTGCGGCCCCCGGCGAAGAGGGCGTTCAGCATCGTTCCCGGCGTCCCCTGCGAGACAGCGCCGTGAGCGTCGACGGCGCCCTCGCCGGGGGACGGATCGCCGCCAAGGCTCGGATGCGGGACACCGTCCGCCTGTACTCGCAGGCGGACGACACCTTCGACCGCACCACCGGCACCACGACGCCCGGCGCACAGACGGCCCTCTACACCGGCATGGCCCGCGTGAAGACCATCGCGCAGGCGTCGGGCGAGGACACCCAGGCCAGCGAGCGCGAGGTGCGCCTGCTGGAGTACGAGATCGAACTGCCCTGGGACGCGCCGCTGCCCGACGGGGTGCGGGTCCTGCCCGGCATGCGGATCGAGGTGACGGCCTCACGCGACGCCCGCATGGTCGGCCTGGTCCTGTGGGTCATCGGGGCGGCGTTCGGTGACCAGGCGACGGCCTGGCGGATCAAGACGGAGGACCGATCCTGATGGACAGCAGCTTCGACATGGGCGACGTCCGACGCCTCCAACTGCACCTGGCCCGCAGCATCCCGATCGTCCGGCGAGAGGCCCGCGCGACGGTCTCCAAGGGCGCGCTGAACGTGAAGCGCGACTGGGCCAAGAACGCCCGGCAGTCCAGCGGCCGGCACGCGCCCCTCTACCCGGCGAGCGTGTCCTACGACCTGCTGACGGTCGGCCCGGACATCACCGACGCCCGTATCGGCCCGGATAAGGGCGCTCCTCAGGGCGCGCTCGGCAACATCTTGGAGTACGGGTCGGTGAAGAACCCGCCGCACCGCGACGGCGGCCGGGCGCTCGATGCCGAGATGCCGCGCTTCACGGCGGCGATGGACGTCGTGGCCGCGCGCGGCCTGGCGTGGTGGTGACCCGGTGACCGCCACCGTGCCGGACGTCCTCCCGCACCTCGACGCCGTCAAGGAGGCGCTGGAGGGCGCCGACCTGACGGTGTACGTCGGCGGTACCCCGACCGGTGCGGGCTGGTCACCGCCGGACAAGTTCGCCGTCCTCTACCCCGACCCCGGGATGGCCGTGCGCGAGTCCCTGGCGGACGAGCGCACGGACTTCGAGTCGACGATGCAGATCACGTGCGTCGGCGGCGACGTCGAACGCGTGCTGTGGGTCGCGGGCCGGGTCCGGTGGGCGCTTGCCTTCGGCATCACCGTCGAGGGGCGGTCCTGCTGGCGTCCCGAGGACCTCGGCGGGCCGCCGGTCGCCCGCGACGACGACGTCACCCCACCGGTCTGGTACGTGCCCGTCCAGTACCGCATCTGTTCCACACCCGCCTGAAGGAGAGTCCCATGGCACTGCTTGCACAGCAGGTCATCGCGCGAGCCGGAACGACGCCGACGTACTCGGCTGCCGCCGCCTCGACGACGGTGACGTGCGGAGACCGCAGCTTCCTGCACGTCAAGAACACCAACGGTTCCAGCATGACCGTGACGATCGCGTGCACGGCAGTGGTCGACGGCCAGGCCGCCGCCGACCTGGTGGTCACCGTTCCGGCCACGACCGGCGACAAGATGATCGGCCCGATCAGCAACAAGCTCTTCGCGTCCCTCGCCGACGGTGTCAGCGCGACGATCACCTACTCGTCGACGACCAGCGTCACCGTCGCCAGCCTCGTCATCTGACGCTCCCCGCCCCGCCCCGTTCGCCCCGTCGCCCGGGGCTTTTTTCATGCCCTGAGGAGGGTCCATGTCCGACCTGATCAACGACGGAATGACCAAGGTGAGCTGGGTGGCCAGCATCGCCAACATCAACTCGCCGACCGCGGCCGAGCTGACGGCGGGCCAGGACTTCACGACCCGCATCACCCCGGACGGGCTGAAGATCGACCCGTCCACGGCGGACGTCGACACGTCCAGCCTGGCGTCGACCTTCGACACCAAGACCGTGGGCCGCGTGGGCTTCGACACGGAGCTGACTTTCAAGCGCGGCACCACCGGCCCGGAGGACCTGCCCTACACGACGCTCAAGTACGGCGTCAGCGGCTACCTCGCAATCCGCCGCGGCGTCGCCTACGCCACCGCCTACGCCACCGGGCAGAAGGTTGAGATCTACCCGATCACCTGCGGCGAGCCGCAGAACACGGCGCCGGCCTCCAACGAGGTCATGCGGTTCGTGTCCCCGATGAAGGTCACGAACCCGCCCGCGACTGCGGCGACGGTCGCCTGATGGCGAAGATCAGCGACATCCTCGCGCAGGCCAAGCCCCGGGAGCGCACCGTCATGGTGTGCACCCGGGGCGACCTGGCGGGCGAGGCCGCGCGCCTGGCCGCCGAGCTGGCCCGCGCCTCCGAGGACTGGGAACCGACCGACCTCACCGACGTGCACCCGGGCCGGGAACTGGCCGCACAGCTCAAGGCGGTCCGCGCGCAGGTGAAGGTATCCGAAGTGCCGTTCCTGCTGCGGTACATCGGCGACAAGGCCTACTCGGACCTGCTGGCCGCGCACCCGTCGACGAAGCCGGACGAAGAACTCTTCGACAGCGTCACCTTCCCCCGGGCGCTGATCGCTGCCTCGTGTGTCGACCCGGTCATGACCGAGGACGAGGTCATCGAGCTGTTCGAGGTCATCAACGAGGGCCAGATCAAGGACCTGTTCGACGGGGCCTGGGACGTCCACAACGCCGCCGACTCGATCGTCCCTTTCTCGCTGGCCGCCTCCGCGCTCCTGGCGGGCCTTGGCGGCGAGAGCTAGAAACCGCCCGGTCCTGGGGCGTCCCCCGCAGCGTCTTCCTCGGCCGCGTGGTGGTTGAGAACGAGCCTCTGTGGCTACCCGAGGACCGGGCGTGGGCGCTCGCCCTGGCCCATGTCGAGGCCGACTCGTGCCCCGAGTGCGGTCAGCCCTGGAGCGAAGCCACGGACAAAGCGAACCAGTACAAGTACCAGGCGGAGCTGGTGCGCTGCCATCCGTGCACCACCTCGGCGGAAGCGGTCAAGGCCTACCAGGACCGGGGCGGCAAGGGCGAAGGCCTGCACGTCCACATCACCCGCACCTGACGGCCGCACCGGCCCTGCACCCCCTTGGGAGGTGACATGGCCGTCCGTACCGTCACCGTCCGGCTCCGCGCCGACGTCAACCAGTACACCCGCTCGCTGCGGGACGCCTCCGACCGCACCTCCCAGCTCGCCGGAGTCGGAGCGAAGGTCGGCGCCGTCTTGGTCACCGGTTTCGCGTTGGCGGTTGCCGCCGCCGCCAAATTCGACAAGGGCCTGTCGAACGTGAGGGCCGTGACGGGCGCCAGCACGGCGCAGATGGCCAAGCTGCGGGCGGCCGCCCTGGACGCGGGCCGTACCACCTCCTTCACGGCCACGCAGGCAGCGGACGCCGAGGCGGAGCTGGCACGCGCCGGCATCTCCGTCGCCGACATCACCGGGGGCGCCCTCAAGGGGTCGCTGGCGCTGGCGGCGTCGGGTCAGATGGACCTCGCCGACAGCGCCGTCATCGCAGCCCAGACCATGAACACCTTCGGGCTGAAGGGCAAAGACGTCTCCCACATCGCCGACGTCCTGTCCGCTGCGGCGAACAAGAGCGCCGCGGACATGCACGGGCTGGGAATGTCCCTGCGGATGGGCGGGCTGCTCGCCAACCAGACCGGCCTGAGCTTGGAAGAGACGGTCGGCACCCTCGCCGCCTTCGCCGACCACGCCCTGATCGGCTCCGACGCGGGCACCTCGCTCAAGGTCATGCTGCAGAGGCTCACCCCGCAGTCCGACGAGGCCCGCACCATGATGGACCGCCTCGGCTTCACCGCCTACGACTCGCAGGGCAAGTTCGTCGGCCTGAGCAAGCTGGCCGGGAACCTGAAGACGTCGTTCAGCAAGCTGACCCCCGAGGCCCGCAACAGCGCCTTCGCAACGATCTTCGGCAGCGACGCCGTCCGGTCGGCGACGATCCTGTACGAGCTGGGCTCGAAGGGCATCGACAAGTACGTCAAGTCCGTCAACGACCAGGGCGCCGCCTCCCGCATGGCGTCGATCCAGACCGACAACCTGGTCGGCGACTTCCAGCGGCTCAAGGGCGCCCTGGAGGTCGCGCTCATCGAGGGCGGAAGCAGCGCCAACGGCGCGATGCGGGACATGGTCCAGTGGGTCACCAAGCTCATCAACGCCTACAACGACCTGCCCCCGAGTCTCCAGCACACGGTCACCCTGATGAGCGGCATCGGCGGCGCGAGCGCCCTCGCAGTCGCCGGGTTTCTCCTGCTGCTGCCCCGGATCGCGGCCACCCGTACCGCGCTTCAGTCCCTCGGTCTCACCGCGGCCCGTACCCGCGTGCTGCTGGCCGGGCTCGCGCGGGCCGGGGTTGTCCTGGCGACTCTGGAGGCCATGTCGTTCGGGGCCGACAAGCTGAAGGAGGCGTTCGAGGACGCCCCGCCGAACGTCACGCAACTGGGCAATGCCCTGCTGGCCTTCGGAAAGACCGGCAAGGCGTCGGGTGAGCTGACGAAGTCCTTCGGCAAGGACCTGGACGGTTTCGGTGACGCCGTCGCCCGGCTCGCCCACCCGGGCGCCCTCGACCGGGTCGGTGACTCCCTCTACACGATCACCCACCTCGGCTCCGACTCCCAGGGCCTGGACGAAGCCCGCGACAAACTGAAGTCCGTGGACCAGGCCCTCACGAACCTGGTCCAGGGAGGAGCCCCGGACACGGCAGCAGCCGCATTCCAGCGGCTAGCCAAGGAGGCCGAAGCTCAGGGCACATCGACGGAAAAACTACGGACGCTCCTGCCGGGGTACGCCGATGCCCTGACGGAGACGGACACGCAGTCGAAGTTGTCCGCGGACTCGCAGGCGAAGCTGTCCCAGGAGCTGGGTCTGACGAACGACGCCCTCCAGGACCAGCGCACCGAGGCAGAGAAGCTCTCCGACGCCCTGGACGCCCTCAACGGGGTCAACATCTCCGCTGCGGAGAAGGAGATCTCGTTCCGGCAGTCAGTGCACGACCTGACCGACGCCGTGAAGGAGAACGGGCACAGCCTCAACGTCTCCTCGGAGGCCGGCCGGAAGGTCAAGGGCGCGTTCCTCGACGCCGCACAGGCCGCTCTCGACCACGCCGACGCGATCGCCAAGCAGACCGGCTCCCAGGCCAAGGGGCAGGCCGCGCTGAAGACGGACATCGAGCTGCTCAAGGAGCAGATGCATCAGGCCGGTTTCTCGAAGGACGCGATCGACACACTCATCGCGTCCTACCTGAAGGTGCCCCCGACAGCGACGACGAAGGTCGACGCGAAGACCTCGGCAGCACTCGCCGATCTGAAGACCGTCGAAGACAAGATCAAGAACATGAAGGGAAAATCGGTCACGGTCAACGCCCTGACCAAGACCGCCGAGGACGCCCTGACCGGGCTGGGCTTCAAGGTCACCCACATGAAGAACGGGAAGGTGCAGATCACCATCCCCACCGGCACTCCCAAGGGTGCGGTTAGCGCCATCCAGGCCTGGGTCAACGGCCTGCACGGCAAATCCGTGGACGTCTACGTCCAGGAGCACATCAAGGCCGCCGCCGGCCGCGACAGCGTCCTGTCCCGCGGCTACAACGCCAACGGGGCGGTGTACTACGCCGACGGCGGCACCGAGAACCACGTCGCGCAGATCGCGAAGGCCGGCATGTGGCGGGTGTGGGCCGAGGACGAGACGGGCGGCGAGGCCTACATCCCGCTCGCCCGCTCGAAGCGGCCCCGCTCGCGGCAGATCGCCGCCGAGACCGTGAAGCGGCTCGGCGGGCAGGTCGCATGGTTCGCCGGCGGCGGCATTCCAGGCTTCACGTACTCGCCAGCAGCTCAGGCCGTGCTCGGCGGCCCGTCCGACGCGAAGGAGCGGTACGACAAGCAGGTCGAGGCCCTCAAGAAGGCCTGGGACACCCTCAACACCGCGCTGAAGGCCCAGAAAAAGGCCGCCGACAACCTCTCGACCGCCGAGAAGAACCTCAGCCGCGTGCGGAAGGGGCACCACACGGCGGCCCAGTTGAGGGCCGCAGAGGAGAAGGTCGACAAGGCCAAGGCCGCGAAGAAGACCACCGACAAGACGGTCAGCGCGGACCGCCAGAAGGTGTACGCGGCAGACGCGGCCCTTGGGGTGAAGAAGGGCGCCAAGGCACCCACTGGCTTCGACCTCAAGGCGTATGAGGCGCAGCTCAACAAGAGCGTCGCCGCGACACAGAAGTGGCGCTCCAACCTGAACAAGATCGGCACCCGGGGCGGCAAGGAGCTCCAGAGCCTGCTGGAGGGGATGGGCGAGGACGGGTACGCCCTCGTCAACGCCCTGGCCGGGGCGAGCGACAAACAGTTCAAGTCGATCACGGCCAAGCTAGAGAAGACGGGCGAGCTGGCCAAGGCCACACTCAAGGACTTCACCAGCCAGCTCAACAGCTCGACCAAGGAGTCCCAGCAGTTCGCCGCAGACCTTCAGAAGTTGGCGGCGAACGGGTTCGGTGACCTGGCCCAGGCCCTGGCCGCGCAGGGCGACGCCAACGCCATGACGCTCGCCCACCAGGCCGCCGGCGATAGCAAGGCCGCATCCGCGGCCAACAAGTCGGTGGGCACGGCTCAGTCCACGCTGACCGGTGACGACCTCGCCGACAGCCTGATCCTGCTGTCGACCCTGCGCAGCGGAACGGGCAAGGGCTTCGCCGACCTCATCGCGGCAGGCCTGGACGTGGCCACCATCCGCGCCCTGGTCCCGAAAATGACCAAGCAGATTGGCGGCCTGCCGGAGGCGAACAAGGCGACGTTCGTCCGGCAGTGGGTGCAGCAGGGCGGTAAGGCCATGGCCGCAGGCGGCATCCTCTCGCGGCCCACGATGGTGCTCGGCGCCGAGGCCGGCGTGCGTGAGTCGTGGATCCCGTGGAACGGTTCCGCCCGCTCCCGGGCGCTGCTCGCCAAGACCGCGGCCTCCATGGGCTATCAGCTCACCCCTGCCGGACGGTACGGGGGCGGCACCACGTCTGCGGCGGCCGTCGCGAGGGAGGTCAGCAAGCAGATCACGGTGAACCTCTACGGCGCCAAGCAGACCACCGCAGAGCAGGCGATGGACGTCGCCCGGCACATGACGTTCGTCGGCTGAGGAAGGGGGCAGGATGGCGATCCAGAACGGGATGAGCGCCACGCTGGGGGCGGTCGCGCTGGGTGCGGTCGACGCCAGCGGGGTGGACTGGCGCCTGATGACCCTGGAGGGCTGGGACTCCCCGGACTCCCGCAGCGAGTTCACCGACCGGGAGGCCGACCACGGGGCCTGGGCATCCCCGGTCTACCTCTCCTCGCGGCCGATCACCCTGGGCGGTGTCATCGTCGCCCCGTCGCAGGCGTTGCTCGAAGCCGCGATGGATCAGCTTCGGGCAGCGGCCGGCCTCACCGACACGCTGCTGACGGTGTGGGAGACCTCTCCGAAGCAGGCTGTGGTGAGGCGCTCGGGGAAACCCCTCATGCAGTACCTCACCGACACCCGGTCCAGCTACTCCGTGCTGGTGACGGCCGCCGACCCGCGCCGCTACAGCACCACCCTGAGCGGCGGAACGACCAACCTGCCGTCCGCCAGCGGCGGCCTCACCTTCCCGGTCACCTTCCCCGTGACGTTCTCGGCGACGACGGTGGCCGGGTCCATCTCGGCAGTGAACGCGGGGAACGTCGACACGCGCCCGGTGCTCACGATCACCGGGCCGGTCGTTGCCCCGTCCGTGTCGGCGCTGTACCCGGACGGCACGGTGCGCCAGCTCCTCTACTCCCTCGACCTGGCCACCGGCGACGTCCTGACCATCGACACCGACGCCCGGACCGTCCTGCTCAACGGCAACGTCTCCCGGCGCCGGTTCATGACACCCGTGGGCGGCTGGCCCATCATTCCCGCCAGCGCCGCCGTGACCTACCAGTTCCAGTCGTCCACCTACAACGCGACCGCCACGCTGACCGCCGCCTGGCGCTCGGCATGGATGTGAGGAGGCAGCCATGCCCGTAGACGTGTGGGCCATCGACACACTGGCGTTCTCGGGCCTGGAGGCCCGACTCGTCGACTCCCTGCTGTCCATGGGCAACGGCACCGCGCTCGGCTCCCGCTCGGGCGTCCGCCCGGGCGACCCGGGCCTGACCGTCACCCTGGCCGGTACGACCATCAACTGCTCGGCAGGTGTGGCCCTGGTCGCCTACCCCGGGCAGGGCATCTACCGTGCCGCCTTCCCCTCGTCGGTGTCGCCCGGCGTGTACACGGCGGCGCACGCCACCCTCACCAGGATCGACCTCGTCTATCTGCGGGTGTGGGACAGCTCCGTGGACTCGTCCGGCCTGTTCAAGGGCGACATCGTCTATCTGGCGGGCACCCCCTCCGCATCGCCGGTTGCCCCGACGCCGGCGGGCACCGTGATCTATGTGCCGCTCGCCACGATCACCGTGCTGTCGGTGGCCGCCGGCAGCACGGCGTCCGTGAGCACCGTGGTGCGGCCGTACACCGTGGCGCCGGGCGGCATCCTGCCCGCCTCGTCCGCCCCGACGGGCCTGTACGTCGGCCAGTACTACGACGACGGCACCGGCCTGCTCCGCTGGAACGGCACGAACTGGCGGCAGGTCAACCCCTACACGCCGCTCTCCCAGGCGCAGATCAGCCAGCCCGGCTCGTTCACAGCGGGCCCGTTCACGGACTTCCCCGGCGCGAACTGGCCGACACTCAGCTTCACCGTGCCGCCCAGCGGGCTGGTGTGGATCAGCATCGGCGGCTCGGTCATGAACACGAACACCGGCACGTCGTCGGGCTGGATGGCCTGGCGTGCGTCCGGCGGTGTGACCGAGGCCGCGTCCGAATCGAACGGCCTGTCCACGGTCGGCGGACGTAACTACGGCACCCGCCGCGTCCTGCGCTCCTGGACGCCGGGCGCCGCGGTCACGCTCACCCCGCAGTACCTGTTCAGCTCGGTTGGCGCCCTGACCACCGTCACCCGGGCCGACAACGGGCTGTTGGCCGTCGAGCCCGTCGCCGCCGCATGACCGCGGTCGAACTTGCCTGGTTCGGCTGCGACATGCGGACCGGCGGCATCATCGAAGACCTGCCGTCCCTCAAGCCAACCGGCGCGCTGTCGAGGAAGCTGGGCGACGCGACGACCCTTCAGTTCGACCTCGGCCTGCCCGGGGCCGCCGCGAACTGGGACGAGGCGACCGTGGCCGGCGCGACCGTCCTGGTCGCCGTCGACATCGCCACCGACACCCCGGTATGGGCCGGCGAAGTCCTCACCCGCGACGCAGGCAGCGCCCAGACCGCCCAGCTCGGCGCGGCCACCCTGGAGCACTACCTGGACAGCCGCTACCCCGGCACCCAGACCCTGCTCGCCACCGACCAGGCCGCCGTCATCACAGCCCTCGCCACCCCGGCGCTCACCAACGGGCCGCCGTTCGTCATCGACGCCCAGAACACCGGCGTCACCATGGACTACCTGAGCAGCGACGGCGACGACAAGTCGATCCTGAGCTGCCTCAAAGAGGTCATGGCCCTGGACGGCGGACCCGAGTGGACGATCGATGTCACCTGGAACCCGGGCCACTCAGGGTTCCGGTTCCCGCTGCGCGTCCGCCCCAAGATCGGCGTCCAGGCGGGCACTGCGGTGACGTTCGACTTCCCCGGCTGCGTCGCCTCCTACAACCTTGGCGAGTCCTACGAGGCTGGGAAAGGGGCGACCGACATCCTGGCCCGCGGCGAGGGTGAGGGAGAGTCTCGCCTCACCTCCAGCCTGCACGAGGCGACCGCCCTGATCGGGGCAGGGTGGCCGCGCCGCGACTTCAGGTTCACGCCCGCGACCGGGGTGACGGACCCGGACATGCTCAACCTCCACGCCGCTCAGTCACAGTCGCTGATGGCGCAGGGCGCCCAGGTGTGGAGTGTCGAGGCCATCGCCTCACGGGCGCCACGGCTCGGACAGAGCTGGGGACTTGGCGACAGCATCCACCTGGCCGTGGAGACCTCGCCGCGGCACCCCCAGGGCGCTGATATGACGGCGCGCTGCTGGGCCTGGGAGCTGGACGCCGGCGCCGACCGCGTCCGCCCGATCCTCGTGGAGGAAAGCTGATGCCCAGCCAACTCGACCAGCTGCCCGCCGATTCCACCGCCATCATGCGACGGCTCGCCGACCTGGAACGGCAGGTCAAGGAATTGCGGGCGGCCCGCCGCATGGGATCGGCCAGCGTCGGCACCCTGCGGATCTACAGCGACGACGGGCAGACCCTCCTCGCCGTACTCGGACCCACCGACGACGGCGGGGGCGGCCTCCAGACCTACGGCGACCTCGGTCTCGACGAGATCCCCATCATCGCGACCCTGACCTCCGGCGAACTGAACTTCCGGCCTGCCGTACCCCAGATCAGCGACGTCCCCGCCAGGCTCTCCTACGACACGATCCCCGAGACCGGCAACGACCTTCAGCTCTCCTCGGGCTCGATCAAGGAGACCGACTGGGCGGCGATCCTCGACCTCAACTCGGTGGCAGGCGGCGGCGTACCTACCGCCCTGATCGCAGGCTTCCGTGAGATCGACGGCAGCGGGGAGGCCGGCGCCTGCAACCTGGACCTGGACGGGGTGTTCACCTCGTCGAACTGGGCAATGGGCACCGTCACCATCACACCGAGCGCAGCCAACACACCGACCTCGTCCGTGGTGAGCGGGCTGTCCCTACGCGGGTCCACGTTCTACGCGTTCGCCACCGCGCAAACCGCGGCCCCCGGCTCGAACGTCACCGGCGTCGGCACCACTGCCGTGACCGCGTCCGGGCTGACGGTTTGGGTGACCCGTACCAACACGACCGCCACGGTGGTCAATTGGATGGTGATCGGCCTGTGAGCGACGTGACGTTCCAGCCCGCGCTGTACTACGCGGTCACAGTCCGGGACAACAACCCGGACTGCCGGAACTACGAGCAGGTCTTCGACGTCGCCGAGTTCTACTCGAATGACGGCGTCCACTGCTACGTCACCTGCGGCATCTGCCGACAGCGGATGGAGATACTCACCGCCGTCCTCCTCGACCCCCAGCCTGAAGTGTCGTAGCCACCCCGTTCTTCCCCTCTCGCCCCGTGCCGACCGGCCGGGGCTTTCTCATGCCCTGGGAGGGCACGTGCCAGAGCAACAGCCGTCCATCGGACGGATCGTCCACTACACCCTGACCCAGGTGGACGCCGACGAGATCAATCAGCGCCGGGTCGGTACGGCGCAGACCGGCAACCAGGCCCAGGAGGGCGACGTCTACCCCGCGATGATCGTCCGTATCTTCGGCGCGACGCCGGAGTCGGCGGTCAACCTCCAGGTGTTCCTCGACGGGAACGACTCGTACTGGGCGACCTCCCGCACGCTCGGCGAGGGCCCGTTCTACTGGGCATGGCCGGAGCGTGTCTGATGGCTGATCTCTGGATGCCGGGCGCGACCCGGCTGGACATAGGCGACCACGCCGACACCGACGGCGGACCCGCGAAGGCGATCGGCCACATCACGTGGGACCGCAACGCCACGGCCGCGAAGCCGCAGGACCTCGTGCCCTACGAGGACCTCCGCTCGTACTTCGCGGGCTCCGGCAAGGCGGTCGCGCCCCACCTGCTGTGGGACCCGTTCACCGGCAGGGTCACCCAGTTCGTGCCCGCCACCTCCCGCTCGAAGAGCCTCGTCGACCTGAGCGGCGGGACGCGGACGAACAGAGCTGGCGCGGTGGTGATCCAGGTCGAGGCGCTCTTCTTCCCGTACTGCCGGGTCGGGAAGTCGGTGTACGCCAGGCTCATCGACACCCCGTGCAAGGGGTGGCCGGAGCTTCAGGCCTGGGTGCACTCCTGGGGTGTGCCGAACTCGTGGCCCATGGGCAAGCCCGTGGACTTCACCTCCCACCGCAACGAGTCGACGTGGGAGAAGACGGCCGGCTGGTACGGGCACTCGCAGATCCCCGAGAACACCCACCAGGACCCCGGCTCGTGGCCCGCGTTCGTCGGTACGACCACGGCCACGCCGCCCGTGTACGAGCCGTTCCCGGGCAGCTCGTACTTCACGGACGGCCGCAAGTCCCCGGTCATCGCGGCGATGCACAAGCGGCTCGTCGCCGAGGGCTGCAACGCGTACAAGTCCAGCGCCAACTCCGACGTGTGGGGCTCCGGCGACAAGGCCTCCTACGCGAAGTGGCAGCGGAAGCTCGGCTACACCGGCACCGCTGCCGACGGCATCCCGGGTTCCGCGTCCTGGTCGAAGCTGCACGTCCCCAACGTCTGACTCCTCGAAAGGAACCCCGACCATGTCCGAGATCAACTTCCCCGGCGACGCCGAGACCCTCGTGAAGACGGCGGCCACCTACGGCCGTGACCTGGCCGAGCGCGTCGTCTGGTCCTTCCTCGGCGGCACCACCGCCGTGGTCGTGGCCGCTGGCCCATCCGACATGTTCCACGCGTCGTTCTGGCAGGCCGTCGGAGTCGGCGGCTACGCGGCAGTCGTGTCCCTCGGAAAGGGCCTCGTCGCCCGCTGGAGAGGCGCCACGAACAGCGCGTCCACCGCCAAGGGCGTCTGATGCCCCGGGCCGCGCCAGCCCGGCTCTGGCGACATCTGGGCTGGCGCGGCCTGGCGCTCGCCGGAGTCGGCGCCTGCTGGACCGTCTACGGCACCGGCCTCATCGTGACCCGCCGCGCCGGCGTCACCGCGGCGACCGAGCCCGTCACCGGCCTCATGTGCATGGAAGCCTGGGGGTCGGTCTGGATCGCGTGCGGCGTCCTGGGTCTGCTCGCCGGGGCCCGCCGCCCGGGCCGGGACCTATGGGGGTTCGCTGCGGTCGCCCTACCCACCATCGTGTGGGCGATCGCCTACAGCGCGGCAGCGGTCCGCGGCGACTACGCGCCCGGCTGGGCCTCGGTCCCGCTGTTCGTCGCGGTCCTGCTCCTGGTCGTCATCGTCGCCGCGCTGACGGGGGGACAGCGCCGGATATGCACGTGCGAGAGAGGGGGCACCGGTGGGAGGTGACGGCACCGTCCTGGGGGTGGTGATCGCCGTAGTGGGCGTCATCGGCTCTCTCCTCGTCGCGCGGGTCTCCGCGCCCGGGTCACCACTGGAGAGCGAGGAGCAGAGGGACGTATCCGAGCTGCGCGTCAGTCCAGAGATCTGGGAGCGGTTCGCCGTCCTGGAGGCCAAGGTCGACCACCTGACCGAGCTGGTGGAGAAGAAGAAGGAAGAGGTCACAGCGCTGGAACGCCTGCTCCGTATGGCGATGCGCATCGTACGTCGCGCGAATCGGCGTCTGGCCCGCTCTGGAGCTCCACCGGAGGAAGTGCCTCGGGAGCTGATCCCGTACAGCATCGACTGACGAAGCGGCCCCGCTCTCCTTCGGGAGGGCGGGGCCGCTTCGTGCGTTCGGGGTCACCGGAAACAGGCGCGCCCCCTGCGTGTGCAGGGGGCGCAACCAGCAACTCCAGACCGGGGCCGAGGAGTAGCGTTCTGAGTGTCGAGGTCAGAACGAGGAGTCTCAGTATGCCCGAGCCCACCGACACCGCATCCCCTCATCCCGGCGACCATCTGAAAAAGCTACGCCGCGACAGAGGCTTCACCCAAGAACGCCTCTCCGAACGATCAGGCATCAGCGTCGGCGTGATCAAGAAGCTCGAAGGCGGCGGCACCGCCCGGGTCGACACCTACCATGCCCTCGCCCGCGCTCTCGGCGTCCGAACGAGCGCGCTCTTCGAATCGGGCGGGGCTCACGCCTCGACGCGCGGGGACGACGACAACATCGATTTGATGCCGCTCCGGCAGGCCATCGCACCGGCCGTCACCTACTCCGGGCGCCTCACCGGCACCGTCGCGGTCGATCCGGACCTGGACCGGCTGCGCTCCACTGCCGCCGAGGTCGGCACCGCCTACCACCGCGACCAATACGGCTACGTCGCCGAGTTCCTCCCCGCCCTCGTCCACGCCGCCCACGCTGCCGTCGGCTATTTCGACAACGGCCCCGAGCACACCGCAGCGGTCCGGATCCGGTCTGACGTTCTCCAGATGGCTGGCCGCTATCTGACCCAGGTCCGCGCCTACGACCTCGCGCACACTGCGCTGCGCGACGCGATCAGCGACGCGGTACGGGCGGACGACTTGGGCAGCGTTGCAGCGGCCGTGTACCAGCAGGGCTGGCTGCTGATGCGTCAGGGACGCCTGGACGAGGCAGAGCAGGTGAGCGTGGCTACGGCGGACGCGGTGGAGCCGAGGATCTCCCGAGCGACGAAACAGACGCTGGGGGCGTGGGGCAAGCTGCTGGTCCACGGCAGTGCGGCGGCGGCCCGCAACAACCGGCCGGCAGAGGCCCGGGAGATCCTCCGGCTTGGCCGCACGGCGGGCGTCGCCCTCGGCGGCGGCCAGGCGGTCGCCGTGTCGAGCTGGGGGCGCTTCGACTGGCGCACGGTCGCGTTCCAGGGGATCGAGAACCAGTTGGTCGCGGAAAAGCCCGACAGAGTGTTGCGGTTGTCGGAGCGGATGCCGACACCCACAGACAAGAAGGGCCGGCTGTTCATGCGTCGGCACCTGCTGGACGTGGCGCAGGCGCACGTGATGATGCGGACCCCGGACGAGGCGACGGCCATCCTGTGGTCGCTGATGGGCGAGACACCGGAGTGGCTGCGGCACCAGCGGATGGCCGCCGACACGTTCCACGACGCTGTGGGGAAGAGCAAGCGGCGCAGGATGACGCTGAAGGAACGGGAGTTGGCTGCGTTCTTCGGAGGGCGCTGAGAAGGTACACGGAACGTGCCTGTTACCGAGCAGTCACGTCTGCAAGGTCCACGGAACGTGTCTGTTGTGCCCACGCTGGGGCTCCTACGGTCGGGTGTGTGAGACGGATCACCGTGACCGTGGAGGCGTAGCGATGGGGCACAGCACAGCCGAGCCGTCGGGAACCACACCGGAAGGCGTAGCCGCCCCGGATGTTGCAACCATGCGGGCTGACGCGGCCGTATTACTCGGCGACGACATGCTCCCGCGATGGGAGGACGTACAGCGTCTCGCCCACCTGTACCGCACCCACATCCTGCACCTGGTCCCCGAGGTCGAGGCCGGCATCTTCCGGCAGCCGAAGGACGACGTCCCGGCAGCCATCGCGCGCGCCTGCATTGACGAGGCCCGACGGCGTCTCGACGAGATCGAGGCCATCGGGCTCGACGGCGAGACGAAGCGGACTCGCCGCCTCGCCCGCTCCGTACTCGCCCTGACCGACCACTGGGAGAACCTCGGCGGGGCAGACCAGTGATGTGCGCGCGCTGCGACAAGCCGATCGGACCGGGGCAGGCGTGGGAGCGGCACGATGTGGTGCGGCCAAGCGGCCCGGGCGGCGGCACTGTCTACCTGCATAAGAAGCTTTGTGAGCGGGTCGAGGTCGAGCAGCCTCTCCGCTATCCGCGTGGGCGCGGCGCATGCTGATACGCCGCCACTGATCCCCCGCTCCCGGTAACCGTGGTCGGGCCGGGGGCGGGATGTACGCGGCTGCTCCGACGCCCCATCCGTGCAGCCGCTGTGACCCGCCGCTGAGGATCCCCTGACCCAGCGGCGGGTCACCTCACGAGGTCGGCAAGCGGCACTCCGATCACGTCGGAGATGCGCAGGAGGGTGTTGATCGTCGCGTTTCGGCGCCCCGCTTCGATCTCCACCACGGACGGCCGATCGATGCCGACGTGATTGGCGAGCGCCTCCTGGGTCAAGCCAGCGGCGTGGCGACCATCCCGGATGCGCTCACCGATGGCCCGGCGCCGCTCGAAGAGCGGGTCGGGAGGAGCGGTCGGCACCCGACCAAGCTCCACCGATCAAGATCAAAAGTCTGTAGGTTAAAACCTACATTGCTTGGTACTCGCCGGTTGGAGCGCTCACGCATGCTCACGCAACCGGCGACTACAGACCCGCCGAGGCGTTGGGGTTACGGCCCCGGAGAGGGCGCCGAGGCGGGCCGGGCGGTCATCCCTCATGGGGTGGCCGCCCGCGCTGCGTCCTGGGCGTCCTTTCGGGCCAGCAGCGGGCCAGCTAACGATCACCAGGCCCCCTCAAAACGGACTCGCCCCCAGCTCGAACTAGCTCTGAGCTGGGGGCGAAGCTGTAGACCCTGTGGGACTCGAACCCACAACCAATGGATTAAAAGTCTGCGGCCTTGCCATGTCGCCCCGTATCGCACTGCGCCGTCTCGCCGTGCGCCATGCCGTTGTGTGCTGGTCAGGGGCGTTTAGCGTCCGTTCATCGTCAGGGCTTCACATCGCCTCGTACCGCCTCGTATCGTCTCGTTGCGTGGCCTTCGGGCCAGCACGGGGCCAGCAGGAAGGGCCCTTGACCCGCAGGTCAAAGGCCCTTTCTCTGAGCGCCGATTCTACGCCGCCGACCGCCCGTTGTCAGTGCTGCTCCGTACGGTGGAAGTCGTCCATAGCTGCGTCTGCTGGCTGCGACGCGCTCGGCCCCTGCTCTGGAACAGCGACCGGGGTGGGGGCCTCGTCGCGTGTGCGCCGCGTACGGGGCACGACCGCTGCGGCCTTCTCCGTCAGCTCGTCCTCGTACTCCTGGAACAGCTCCATGTACGTGTCGCTGGTCAACGTGATGGTGCTGTGCCGCAGCTTGACCTTCGCGTCGTGCAGGTCGCCGCCGGCCGCCTTCACGAGAGCAGCAGCGCCGTGGCGGAGGTCACGGAGGTTGATGGGTGGGAGGTCGGCCGCCTCATAAATCTTGACGAACTCCCGGCTCAGGACGTCGGGGTGCAACCACGATCCGTCCTCGGCGGTGAGGATCTTCCCGGTGTCGATCCAGTCGTGGGCGTCCTTGCCCTCGGCCCGGAGTTCAACAGCCCGGGCGTTCCACGCGTCCCGCTCCGCACGTTGCAGCTCCCGGTGCTTCAGGAGAACGGCCACTGTGCCGGTGTCCACCTTGACGATGCCCACCGACCCGTCAGTCTTGGGCGCCGTCTCGATCGGGGTCCAGCCGTCGACCACGATCTCCTTGGCGACACGGATCTCCTTGCGCGCCGGCGAGAAGTCGGGCCACTCCTGGCCGACTCCCTCACCGCGGCGCAGCCCGTGGTGGGAGATCAGGTGGTACCCGGCGTAGAGCCGGTGCCCGTCCGCTTCGTCAAGAAACCGGCCGAGCTGGGCTGGGGTCCACACCATGACCGGGCCAGGTTTCACTCCGGTCTCGCGCCAGCGCGCGACCCGCTCATCGGTCCACAGCAGCCCCTTCGGCCGGGCGGCGGGATCCAGCTCGACATGGGCGGCCGCGTTGAAGGTGATGAGCCGCTTGGCGATCGCCTTGTTGAGCATCATGCGGAGTGTGCGGCGGATGGCCTGCTTCGTGGCCGGTCCGGTGATCCGGCGGAAGGGCGGCATCTCGGCGAGCTTCGCCCGTTCAGCGGCCAGTTGAGCGCGCTCGCTGGCCTTGGGGGCCCCGGGCCTGCCCCTCTTGCAGCGGGCGACCTGCTCGCGACGCGCGGCGTTCTCTGCGGCAATGACGTCGTTGCGGTCGTCGATCGCGTTGAACATGTCCTCGACGTGCCCGACCGCCAGACGGTCCAGCCGCAGGTGCGCGAGGGCCGGCTTGAGGTGCACGCGGATGTGGCTGTTGTAGCCGTGGTTCGTGGTGGTGCGCGTCTTCTTGCTGGCCATGACCTGGTCAAGCCAGTCGCCGACGGTCATCTTGCCGTCAAGGGGGATGCCGACTCCGAGCTTCCGCTGAACATCGGCGGCGGCAGGGATCGGGGCACGGCGCGTCATTACATCAGCGAGGAGATCGCCCACGCGTCGGTGCTCGTCAGCGTCGTCGCCGGGGAGGTCGAGGATCGCCTGTAGCCGGGAGAGGTCGGCCGAGGCGTCCGTCGTCTTGCTGTAGCCAGTGCGCCGGAAGGTGCGGCGCTTTCCGTCTGCGTCGGGTGGCAACTCTTGGCGCAGAGCTAGGGAACCATGGTTCTTCTTGCTGAGCTGTGGGCACGACTTGCCCAGCAGTTTTCCGTCTGCGTCGCGGCACTCGCATCGTTTCGTGATGCCTCCGGACCGGCGTGCAGACGGCATGGTGCTACTCCTTTCGGTCGGGCGGTTTGCCCTCGTCGCCAGGCTGCCAGAGACCCGTGCCGATGAGGTGCCTCAGCGAGGCATTCAGTTCCGTCATCAGCTCCTCTGTCATGTGCCCGCGCCGTACGGCCATGGCGGTGCCGTACGGAGTCAGGATCGGCATGAGGATCTCGCCGTCTGGGAGGTCATCGCTGAAGACGTACCAGGCCCGGGCGGGCCTGTGTCGTGGGGGGTTTTCTCCATCGTCAGGCCCAGGCGGTTTCGGTGACTCCATGCAGTCTCCCCCATCTCCCGCAAGCGCGTTCGATTTTAGACTTAGACCTGCACCCCTACAGCTACGGGGTGTGCCGACATGATCGCACCACACGACTCAGATGTGTACTCCCCGCACGAATTAGTCACTCAGAGTAATTCGCAGGGGAACGCATGCCCTATTGATCTTCACCCTCAGTCGGCGGAACCAAGGAGTCGATGAACGCGAGCAGGCGGTCGCGCTGCTCGGGCGGCAGGCTGTCGAGCTTGCGCACATAGGCGACCGAGACGGGGGATCCGGTCACCAGAGGGTCCCTGCCGTGGAACTGCGAACCGGCAGCATCCTGAAGCGTCTCGACCGGAAGCCCGGCGGCAGCGGCAAGAGCGCACAGCTCCTCGAACTCCGGCGGAGTCACCTTCTCGCCGGTCTCCAGCCGATAGATCCATCCACGCGTCACACGGGTACCCGTGCGGGGGTCTATGGCCCTGTCGGCGAACGCATCGAGACCCAAGCCCAACTGCTTACGCCGATTGCGGATCAAGTCCGCGAACTGCGTCCGCCGTTCAGGGTTGCCGGGGTTCTCATCTCTGGCCGCCATGGGGGTCATCCTGCCACTCCTGTGGTCTGAGTAGTGCACTGGCCGTTCAGGGGCTGCACGGGGATCACTGTCACGTACGGGCAGGTCATAGAGCGCGTTCATTCCAGACACTGAACAGATTGTTCAGCAGGATGGCCAACTCCGCCAGGTCGCACGGAGTCATTGGCCGATTACTTACGCGCCCCTCACCATTCAACACACTGGACAAACCGTTCAGCGAGTGGAATGCTCACGCTCACGACGTTCAGCACGATGAACAAGCCTTTCAGTGAGGTGAACGTGACCGATTCCCAACCCACGATGTACGCCGTCGAAAGCGGCGCCCGGCTCAAGCTCCTGATGGAGAGAACGGGGACCGGAGAGTCCATCACGAGCCGCGAACTGGCCGAGGCCGTCGGCATCGCCCACGGCACGATCGGTGCGCTGATGTCTGGGGCGCAGCGCACCGTGCCGGAGCACAAGGCGAAGGCCATCGCCGCCGCACTCGGCATCGACCTCCTGGTGCTGTGGGTCCCGATGGAACGCGCCGGCCGTGCCTTCATCCCCGTACAGGCCGCGTCATGACCGCGACGACCGGTCTCTCACCCGAGCAGGTATTGGCCCTGCCCGCGATGCCGTCCGTGAAGGACGCGTTCGCCGCGATGAACATCGGGCCGACGAACGGCTACGCCCTCGTCAAAGAGGGCCAGTTCCCCATCGAGGTCATCCCCTTCGGCCGCGCGTTCCGCGTACGCCGCAGCGACCTCGTCGACTTCCTCGGCCTGACCGAGCGCGCTGCTGCCGAGGTCCAGTCGGCATCAGCCACCAACAACGACGGCGCCCCCGGGGTCCAGCCGAAGGCGCCGCCAGCAGAGCAGCCCGCACCCACCAGCAAGTAGAGAACGGGGATTGCTCGTGAAGCACCTTCCCACGCCCGACGTCAGCCGCGCGCTCGCCGACATCGAGGCCGTCAAGCAGGGCGCCGAACCGGCCGTCGTTGAGTGCCTGACCGCGATCGCGGACCTCGTCCAGCAGACCGGCGACCCGGCGAGCGTCTTCGACAGCGTCCTGGACGCCTTCGCCCGTGAGGAAATCCGGGTACTGGCCGCCGCGCACCGCGTGCGCCTGCACATGACGACCGCCAAGCCGGTCACCCTCGGGTACCGCAACGACGCCTTCCTTGTGTGGCAGGCGGACGGGACCGGCATCGCGGCCATCCCGCGCGAGCAGCGCCCCCGCGATGCCCTCGACCAGCTGCGCGGGTTCATCCGCGCGCGTGAAGAGGAAGAGCGTCTGGCCGCTGACTTCCAGGCGTCCGTCGCGGCTGGCCACGTCGAGGGCCTCGACGCCTGGGACGCCCGCATCTCCTCTCAGGCCGGGCGTTGACCACCTCCGCCGTGCGCTCCCGGGACACCCCGGGCCGCACGGCCGAACCCCAGGTCGTCGGCGTGCTCGTCATCGACGCCGACAACGGCAGAGCCCGCTACGACTGCCACCGGCCCGGCTGCCCGAAGCGCCGCGAGGGCCCGGTGTACGGGGCCGCGATCCCGGAGTGGTCCAAGACCGTCAGGGCCGAGCACATCGCCCAGTACCACCCGGGGGAGCAGCCTTGACCGACTCACAGACTCCAGATCTCCGGGCGGCAGCCCGCGAGTTGCACGACGCCGGTCTGTGCGTCCTGCCCATCAAGGCCGACGGCAGCAAGGCGCCCGACGTCCGCAGCTGGACCCCGTACAAGCTCAACCGCTCGGCCCCCGACGACCACGACCAGTGGTTCGGCGGCGACCGCCCGCGCGGCATCGCCGTCGTCTACGGCGCCGTGTCCGGCAACGTCGAGATGCTGGAGTTCGAGGGCCTGGCCGTCCGCGAAGGCATGCTGGACGCCGTCACCGAGATCATGCAGGCGTCCGGTCTCAGCGAGCCCTGGGCCGCCGTCCTCGGAGGGTGGGCCACCGAGTCCCCGTCCGGCGGCCGGCACTACCGCGTCCACGTTGAGGGCGCCGACGTCCCCGGGAACACCAAGCTCGCCAGCCGCCTCGCACGCGAGGACGAGTACACCGACGAGGAACGCCAGCGTCTCCGGGAGAAGCCCGGCACGCGCATCGTCCGCGTCCTCATCGAGACCCGCGGCGAGGGCGGATACGGGCTCGTCGAGCCGTCCGGCGGCACGGTCCACGCTTCCGGACGTCCGTACGTCCGCCTCGCTGGAGGCCCCGAGAGCATCCCCGTTCTGGACGCCGAGACCATGACGGCGATCCGGGACGTCTGCCGGATGCTCGACAGCCTGCCCCGGCCCGAGCCCGCCAAGACAGCGCCCCGGCCTGCCGCACCGCGGCCAGACGGGACCCTGCGCCCCGGCGACGACTTCGAGGCCCGCGCGGACTGGACAGACATCCTGCGTGGCGTCTTCCGGCCGCTGACCACCCGGGGCAGTGAGACCTACTGGGGGTGGGCGGACGGCGTCGGCGGGGTCAAGGCCACCACCGGCAAAGACGAGCACGACCGGCTGTTCGTCTTCGCGACCGGCAGCGACTTCACCCCCGAGGTGCCCTACTCGAAGTTCGGCGCGTACGCCCTGCTCAACCACAACGGCGACCACAAGGCCGCCGCCCGCGAGTTGGCCCGCCAGGGCTTCGGCAGTCGTCACCTGGCCTCGGTCGGCGCACCCTCCCCCGCACCCGCAGCCCCGGCCCCGGCCGCAGCGCCCGACGAGGACGAGCACGCCAGGGCCGACGAGGATCAGGCGCCCCAGGACGACACCGCGCGGAACTCCGAAGGCTTCGGGTACGCCGATACCTTCGGCCTGCCGCCCACTGTCCGCACGCCGTACGACTACCGGGTCACCGGCAGGGGCGTCGAGGTGCTCAGCCAGAGCGGCGAGAGCTGGACGCGGGTCACCTTCGCCCCGCTGGTGGTGACGGCCACCTTCGAGGACCCCGAGGGTGACCAGTACGTAGAGCTGTCCTGGATCGACCGCAGCCTCGGCCGGCCGCGCCGCATCTCCCGCATCGTCAGCCGCGAGACCGCCAAGCGTGGGCGGAAGCTCATTGAGACCCTCGGTTCAGCGGGCCTCCCCGCGGTCGAGGGCGACGCCCGGGCCGTCGAGAAGTGGCTCGCCGAGTTCGAGGCGGAGAACGTCCACCGCATCCCGTCCGAGCAGCTGGCGCGCTGGCTCGGGTGGCAGGACGACGGCACATTCGTCAGCTCCCCCGAGGACGGCATCAAGGTCGACACCGCCTTCGAGGAGCAGCGCGGCCCGGCCCGAGCACACGCCAGGAAAGGGACGCTGGAGGACTGGCAGGCGACCGTCGCCCAGCTGGCTGGATTCCCGGTGCCGCGCGTCGCCGTCGCGGCGGCACTCGCCGCCCCGCTGCTCAAGCCCCTCGGGCTGAACTCCTTCACCCTGGACATCTCCTCGCGCAGCACCAAGGGCAAGACGACCGCGCTTCAGGTCGCGCTCAGCGTGTGGGCCGACCCGTCCGAGCACGCGAGCGCCATGTCCAACTGGCGCACCACGCTGTACGCGATCGAGAAGCGGCTGAACCTGGTGCGCGGTCTCGTCACCGTCTTCGACGAGACGATGGCCGTCACGGACGACACCCTCATTGACGAGGTGCTGTACCAGCTCCCGATGAACCACGGGAAGGCGCGCAGCGGCGGCGCGTTCGGCAACATGCTGCCCTGGGAGACCATCCTCCTGTCGTCCGGCGAGCGTCCCGCGCTGTCCTTCACGACCAGCCAGGGCGCGGCGGCCCGCATCCTCGGTACGACCATCGCCCCGTTCGGCGACGGGGGCGGCCCGACGGCGGCAGCTGCTCGCGAGGGCGTCCTCGCCCATCACGGCCACGCAGGACCGGAGTTCATCCGGTACATCCTCAGCGGCCTCGCCCAGCCGAACGGCAGGGAGAAGCTCAAGGAGCATCACCGCACGCTGGTCGACGAGTTCCGCGGTGCCGGCGACATGACCAACAGGCGCGCGCCCATGGTCGCAGCGTTGGTCCTCGCCGAGACGCTGGCCTGCCGAACCGGGCTGCTGCCGTACGAGCCGCTGAGCCACGATGTGTGGCGCTCGCTGTTCACCGCCCACAACCCCACGGACAACCGGCCTGACATGGCCTTGGACGTCCTTCGGGAGTACGTAGCGGGCCACGCGCACGAACTTTTCACCACCAGCCGCGCCGTCATGAACGAACAACGGCCTCCGTTCTCCGGCTGGCTCGGCGTCCTGTCCACCAAGGACGGCGTCACCGAGGTAGCCCTCCTGCCGCAGCGGGTCAACAAGATCCTCGCGGATGCGGGCTACTCGCTCGACGCTGTCGTAGGCAGCTGGGTCGATGCCGAGTACCTGAAGACGCTGAAGAGCCAGCGACCCTCACACCTGCTGCCCCGCCGGTTCGATGGTGCCCGAGCGAAGTGCCTCGTGTTCACGCCTGAGGGCATCGGCTTCGGCGACGAGGACGTGGCGGCATGAGGGCCGCCACGGCGGTGGTACGCACGAGGTGCGTACCACCCGCCCGCCCGCATCACCGCAGGTCAGAGCGTCCGCAGGTGCGCTTTTCGGGGTGGTACGCACTCGCCCGGAAATGGCACCCCTCAGGCGTGAGCGTGTGCGCGTGTGCGTGCGGGCGTGGGCGCACACATCGACCCCTGTCTGTTTCTGCGTACCTGCGTACCACTGTCTCTAGAGAGAGACATAACAGCAGCTCAGAGCCTGTTTTTGCCCGGTACGCAGCCGGTACGCAGCCGGTACGCAGTGCGTACCGCTCCTCTCCCCTCTCCACCGGATCGAGGTGCCCCATGTCCTTCACCCCCCGCCCCTACCAGCTCGACGCCATCGAGGCGCTGCGCCAGGGATGGGCCGACGGCAAGAACCGAGTCGCCGTCGTCCTCCCGACCGGCTCGGGCAAGACCGTGGTGTTCTCCCACCTGGCACACCAGATGCTCGACAACCTCGACGGCCGTCGAGTGCTCGTCATTGCCCACAGGGAGGAGCTGATCGAGCAGGCCGCTTCCAAGCTGCTCGCCGTCGACCCGATGCTGCGGGTCGGCATCGTCAAGGCCCAGCGCGACGACCACCACGACGCCGACGTGATCGTGGCCAGCGTCCAGACCCTGGCCGTACCGAAGCGCCGCGAGGCCATCCGCAATATCGGCCTGATCATCGTGGACGAGTGCCACCACGCCGCCGCCCGCACCTACATGGAAGTCCTCCAGCACTTCGGCGCCTGGGACGGCGTACCGACG